CCGCAAAAATTGATGGCCGTTGGTATCGGTGCCGGTGTGTACGATCGGTTGCGCGAACAAACGCGCCTGCCATCGAGATGCAGAGTGGTGCCGCGGCATCTAACTCGGAGAGATTGCCAACGCCCGGGCGGAATGGTGGTGGGGGTCTGAGAGAGAGGTTTGAGGCCGGCGACATCGATATCGAGGACGATGAAGACCTCGTCGCGCAATTGGCCAGTATCAAATACAAAACCAACAGCCGCGGCCAGGTCTTGATCGAGTCGAAAGATGAAATGAAAAAACGCGGTCTACCGAGTCCGGACCGCGGCGACGCCTTGATGCTCGCGTTTGCGCACGTCGAACAACCTCAGGGTCTTGCATTTGGGTCAGTCAGTAGGAGATGATATTTAATGACAACATTCCGTGAAAAATTCATCGCACGTCTCGCGGTATTACTCGGCGTCGAGTTACCAGTCCGCGAAACCGTTATACCTGCACCGCCGGTCGAATACGTTGCGACACTGGACGACGATCCGCGGCACATCTACGTCTGGATCATGCGGCCAGAGGCGTCTGACAACACCATGGCCGCCATCGCCGAGGACCTGTCGCGGCGTAACCTCAGGTCGTTGCACCTGTTCGTCCGTGAGATCGCCGACGTTCGCAGGATGGCACCGCGCGAGGTAAAACAGTATCTGGTGCCTATCGTCGAAAAATATAGGGAGGACGGATGGTTGTAATTACACCTGGTCTGGACCGCCGCGGCCTGATGACGTTCAACGGCGCAACCGGTCGAGACCGGGGTCGCGGTCCCGCGGGCCAGGACTTTTCATCATCAATATTTTATAATGCGTCGCGCGGCGTTCCGCGATACGAAGATCTACTGACGATCCGCGTCCTCTCACAGACGCATACGGTATCGGTACCTCTGGATACAATTAAAGGCCAGGTGACCACCACCGAATGGACGGTTGCGCCGACCGTCGACAAACCTACATCCAGACACAACGCGGCGTGCGACGAGATCGTTGAATTCCTCGACGGCGGTTTCAACTCCAATCCGTCAACATTTGACAGTCTCTGCAAAGAGTGGTTGAACGACATCCTCTCTATTGACGCCGGTGTCCTCGAACTGGTCCCGGGCGATGACGGGTTCCTCGCAGAGATATATCCGCGTGACGGCGCGACGTTCACCAAAAATCCTGACCGGTACGGCCGTCTGCCACCACCAGGATCTGATACACCTGCGTATTGGCAGGTAGGTGCGCAGGCCGGTATACTCCGCGGCTCGCCGTTTTGGGACAACGAGGGTCTGCCGATGATGGATACTCTGATACAACACAACGCATACCTCGCGTTATCAGGTATGCTCGGATATCGTGCCATCGAGCCGATACCGTTCTCACGCGACCAGATCGTCTGGATCGAGGAAAATCCACAGACGTGGCGTGCATACGGATACAGTCGTATCCAAAAAGTGCAACGCCTGGTCGAGATCCTGATCAACCAGGACGTTTCCAACCTCAAATATTTCCCGGCCAACGAGGTGCCGGAAGGCGCTCTTAACCTCGTCGAGGCAAACCAGACCGAGATCGAGAGGTTCCGCGAATACTGGTCGAGCGAGATCGCCGGGAAACCACACAAAATGCCGATCTTAGGCGCAAAAAACATCCAGTGGATACCGTTCCGCGCATCACCGCGCGAACTGGAATTCCTGGCGTCGCAGGAGTGGTATAACAACCTCGTGTGGATGGCGTTTGGTCTGGCGCCATCTGAGGTCGGATACGTCCAGGACGTCAACAGGTCTACTGCACAGGAGATGACGGAGGCTGTCTGGAGAAAAACCACTCTACCTCTCCTCGAACTCCTGCGAAACGCCATCAACCGATTTATCCTGCCGTTCCTCGAACAGTACTGGGACGTCGACGGAGAGGTCGAGTTTGTATGGGATCCGCACAATCCGGTGATCGACCGTCAACGCAGACTCGAACAGGAAAACGATCTGAGACACGCACTCACAACGCCGAACCGCGTATTACTCGCACGCGGCGAGGATCCGGTGGCGTGGGGTGACATGCCTCTCACACTCATCGACTCGTTGGCAAGACTGTATCCGGAATGGTTCGCCGGTGAGATCTGTGGTATCGAGAACGTGCCGGAATCGATCTACGGCGGTAGTATGTTGTTATCGGCGACCGATCCGATCACCAAAACCGTGGCAGAGATGGTCAAGGCCGGCCGGCGACCGGATCCAAACGACGAACCGGATGAATGGCGGTCGCGGATAGACGCACTACACCGTCGTGTCCAAGGCGTGTTTGATGACACTCTCCAAAACCTCCGACAAGTCGTCGAGTCAGTGTTTCCGCAGGAAGTTCCGGACGGTGATGCCGAGTCGGTGGTCGATATCGACTCCATCGTCGACCAGATCAGTATTGCAGACCAACTTATCGCGACCACATCGGCACCGAGGGCAGACGCGTTTGTTGCCGGTATCGACCGCGAACGCAAACTCCTCGAGGACGCACTCGAGTCGCGTGTCGGAAAGAGCCTGTACCGCGTCCAGATCACAAAAGAGTTTGATCCGACCAAAACCATCGCCTACAAACTCCTGCAACAGCGTGCCGCGCGGAACATGCGAGGTGTTGAGGACAGTATCAAGGATCTCGTCCGCAACACACTCACGCGCGTGGTCGAAGACGGCGGGAACGTTACCGACGCCTGGCAGGCGTTACAACGTGACGTGCCGGCGATGACAGGTGCGCACGCCAGACTTGTTGCGCGGACCGAGATCCTGGGCGCACAGAGGTATGGGAAACAGGCGCTCGGCGAGGAGGTGGAACATCTCCTCAAAGGAAAAGTGTGGAAGTCGCGCAAAATCCCGGGCCGAACCAGACCGTGGCACAGCGTGATGGATGGCGTAACAGTGCCGGTCCGCGAGTCGTGGACCGTGCCTGCCGGCGTTGCGCCGAACCAACCAAAAGACTATCCAAAACAGGCCTACGTTGTCGGTGAGGATCAACCATACAACTGCATGTGCGACCAGAGGCTTGCACTCGCAGACGATCTACCGGCATCGGCACAGGAACTCAGGTCGATGAAATATGTGTCCATCGAACCACTCACAAAACAGGCTGAGATTCTGTTAGATCATGCACTACCTCACGAGTCGTTGCCAGATTGCCTGGCTCGACTGGAGAAAGAGATGTCGCGAACACAACTCGCGAAACATCTCGGCATCAGCAAAGCCACTCTTTATGAGTGGTTGAGGCAGGCCGACGAACAAACACTTAATACCAAACAGGAGTGATACAAAACCATGACAGTATCTGCGTCCGGAGTAATTATCTCCGATCAAACGTATGGCACAACGATCGCCGCAGGCCAGGCGGTATACCTAAAATCTGATGGCAAATGGTATCTTACCAAGGCAGACAATCCTGCAACTTCAAATGGTGATCTGGCCATTGCACTGGATTCTGGGTCCGCGGGGACAAAAGGGCGGCTCGTGAAATTAGGATACGTTGCAAACACGGCATGGAACTTTACGCCGGGTGTACCAATTTACCTATCATCAGCCACAGCCGGCGGACTGACCTCAACCAGACCGACCGGTATTGGAGCGGTAATACGTGACGTAGGTTCCGCCGCCGACACCACGACCATCTATTTCGAGCCGTCGCCGGCATTGCCACCAGTCGCGGCGGTTGAAGGTTTAACCGCCAACAAAGGCGATCTGATAGTTGGACTGTCTGGTGCGTGGTCAACGTTGTCGGCATCAGGCGATCCGTGGGCCCAGGTGTACCAAAACCCGGCTGATGAAAAAGGCTTGACGTGGCGACCGGAGGTCCCAGATCTCCTCAATCGTGTAGTCTATGAGACCGACACCGCCGGAAACACTCTGGAGATCCACCAGGTCTATATCCCACGGTTTGTGACTCAGGGACTACCTGACGCGAATCTGAACGGAATCCTATGCGGAGACATCTGGATCGACAAATATTTGGCCTGTCAACACGATGCCAGCAACACTTCGCGCGGCACGGTCACACCGAATAGTCCTGGGACCAACGGTGCGGCATCAAAACCCCACGTTGTACCGTGGACCAACATCGACTGGAGCAATGCTAAATTGGCAATCGAGAACCGCGGTGGCGCGAATAACCATAAGACTGGTAATTGTGTGCAGTTTGGCACAGGCAGCGCATCGGCATTCTATGTTGCAAACATCTCCGACCTGATAGGAAAACGAGTTTATATCACACAGAGTGGCGTGAAATATGTCCGGCGGATCGTTCGAACAGGCGGTAATGTTGATGCCGATCCCAATGCCGCAAAATTTGTAGAGATCTACCCCGCACTCCCTGAACCGATCACAGCATCCGATACCTACGAAATTCTGCATTACTATCTCCCAGGAGGTAAAGAGTGGTTCGATCTCTGGGCATGGGCACACATGAATCGGTACCAGTACAGTCTAGGGTGGCCAAAGGGGAACACCAACTGGGGCAAATACCATGGAGACGAACGCAAGCAAGTATACGAGGGGCTTCCAGATCCCGTCCGCCCGGGCTACAACGGCAACGCGATCGCGAGAACACTTACTGGGTCCGGCCCTATCTCATGGAGTCTAAATGGCAAGGAATCCGGGATCTGGGATCTAGTTGGGAATTGCTGGGAATGGTGTGATCTCCTGGTCGGAACGACCGCAAACAATACAATCAACGCAGAATACCCAGGAGCCGGAACAGTGCTACCAACGACAAACGGATATATCGCAACACTACACGCACCCGAGCACACCGGTGGGTATTCAATTGGTGCAGAGGTTTTTGTCCCCGCAACGGTCGGCTCGGCGAACCCCGAATATGATACGGCATGTTATTGGCAGAACACGGGTCTGCGTGCCGCGATACGGGGCGGGAATTGGAACCTTGGCGGCTACTGTTCGTTGGCGTGCCTCTTTCTGAGCAACGCCCCCTCTGTCACGAACACGGATTTCGGCTTCCGCGGAGTCTGTTGATCTGGAGATCTGATCTGATGGTGGGGCAACACGAGCGCCTGAAAATCTGGCAGAAATCGTACGATCTGGCGCGGGATCTGATACAGGCGTCCGAACGATTCCCGCGACCACAGCAACAGGAGGGCCTGGGAAGCGAGATCAGAAGGACCTCGGTAGCATTTGAACCAATCGAGGAAACAAAATGACCGTAAAACAAATCATACGGATACACACGGCCGCGGGCGTCGAAGAGATCGTCGCTGACCGGCTATTAGTACAGGAAGATGAATACATCCTTCTCCAGGGCGAGGAAGAGGTTCGGCGGGTGCCGATCGCCGACATACAGTCAGAGACCGATCCGGAGACTGGAGAGGAGACCGGTGGTATCGAGACGATCTACTCTCGGAGTTGAGGACATTAGACTAAAATTGGCTGGAAACTGCACTGAACTTATCTACATTGCCGATACACAAGAGAGATAATGGTGACACCGACTACTACTAAAACAAAATCAATTGATATTGAGCCAGGCCACGTCAAGGCCTGGCAGGCACAACTCACCGAGTCCGGGCCAGAGGTGACTCTGATCCGTGTACCAATATCGTCCACGGTCGTTGACCGTGATGGTGACGAGTTTTCGATGGCCGGTCTCGAGTCGATGGCCGCCGCACTACGGTCCGGCAAGGTGCCTCTCTACCTCGACCACGGCCAATTGCCCAACGGTACCAGACTGTATGGTGCACTCGATATGGTGGGCGCATGGATCAACGGCGAGATCGAGGGCGATAAACTATACGGTACCGCGTTCCTTGAACCGGGCAACTGGTTAGGCGACACGTTGGTCCGCAAGATCAGTGCCGGTCTACCGATCGGGTTTTCCGCAGGGTTCTGGGTAAACGAGGCACGCGAGAAACCTAACGGCGGTCTCATATTCGACGACGTCTCTCTGTGGGAGGTGTCGGCGGTCGGTATACCGTCCAATCCGGATGCTGTGAACTCGGCTGCCGTCGAGGCGGTCGTAAAGTCGCTCCGCATTAAGGCGGGGCTCGAGCCAGAAGGTGACACAATGGTAGACACACCAAAAAAGAAGAAAGATCCAGAAGAGGTCGATCCTAAAGAGGACAAGGTCACAAAGCCGTGTCCTGATGAGGACGAGGAAGACCGGAAGAAGAAACAACCGGAAGAAGAACCAGGTGAAGATGAAGAGGAGGAGAAGAGGAGAAAACAGTCTGACGACGAGGAGGAAGAAGACGAAGAAGAGGAGGAGAAACAACCAGACGACAACGAGGAAGACGAGGACGAGGACGAAGAAAAGTACGTAGAGATCCTCGACGAGAAGGCGATCCGTACCATCGTCGCCGAGGAGGTCAAGAAGGCACTCAAACCTATCGCAGACCGCCTCACAGTCGTCGATGAAATCAAGACTCTCATCAAGGAAGAGGCAAAACCGACCAAACGCAAAACAGGACCGCGTGCGATTGTGGTCGCGCGTGGTACCGAATCCGTACAGACGAAAAACACCGAGCCGGCCGGTGAACCGGATATAATTATCCCGTAAAAAACAGGAGGACATAAAACATATGGCATCAATTGCAGACGTACTGGGGTTTAGAAACTCCATAGAGGTTTACAACCATTTCTGGAAAAACCACGGTTTTGCCGTTGTAGGATACGACGGCACTACCGAGAGCGTGCAGCGCAAGCTTGCACGTCCTGAGAATCGCGAAAAGATGAAGGGATATGTCGCCAAAAAGATCGGCGGCTATCTCAACGACGATGACGGCCAGCAGAAGGCGGCCGGCAGCTTACAGACGAAGGCCGCGATAACATCATCTACAGTCACTGCGGCAGTACCGCTGGTCTACGACCCCGAGATCCTCGACATCCTGCGGACCGATGCGCCGCTCATGGCCGAGATCCCGATAGTCGGCTGGCCGGGCACGTACTACAAAGGTGCAAACATCGCAACCAGAGATCATCCGATAGGGTTCCTATCCGAGAACGATTCGGTTGATGTCACCGCCCTCACACGAAGCGGGTTCGCACTGAGTCCTGTAGAAATGCCGATGCGGATCCAGGCGGACGTTGTGGGCATCTCCGACTTCGGCCAGAGGTCAAGCGAACATCAGTTCTCTCTCCGCGATACCGCGCTTGGCGCGCGGTTCAGTGAAGCCGTGCAACTCAAAGAACAGGCAATGCTGTATGCTAATCCGGCATCAGCGACCGATGGTGGTCTCACCGATGCGAACGCACCAACCGGGTTTGCGGCACAGTTCGATGAAGGCAACGCCGTGGTCGACAAGAGCGGCGTCTCTCTTGCCGCATCTGACGCACTTCTCAAGGATATTAAAGCGGAGATCAAAGGTGTCCTCAAGTCGTTCAACGTCACACCGAGCGACCTATTCATCGGCACCTCGTGGGACGTTCACGACGAACTCGACAACGAGATCAATGTTCACGGCAGGACTGAGGTCGGCCAGGGCTCCGTGAACTACGGTGCCGAACGACTCTCGATCATGGGCATTCCGGTGATCCCGACGCACAACATTAAGGAGCACGCGCTATGGACTAGCGGTACCATCGGTTCCGAGGGCGACGTGTTCATCCTAAACAAACGCGCGCACATCATCGCGTCATTAGCGCCGCCGTTTATCCTACCACTCGGCCGCCGCGGTCTCTCTGACGAGTGGGTGATGGGCGACTACTACTGTGTAGTGGACAGGTCCGGCGGTAAGTTCGGTAAATACCTCCAGGGATACGACATTTGAGGCGATCGCATGACTGTAGACTCTCAGATGATCCTGATACCGGGCAACCTCATAGTGGGCGCAAACCTGGCCGCCGAATATATTCGCGTGACTAATACTATCACCGGCACGGGCGAGGGAAATGTCGTCCTAACACTAAACCCTGTTGCCAAATTTTCGGAGATCCCTGCAGTATGGGGACTTCCGCAAAGTACCAGGACGATCACGACATGGCATATTTCAAATCAAAGTGAAACCGAGATCAAAATTACCGTAACAGTCGGTAGTGGTACCGACGGTGATACCGTCACCATGGCGGCGGTCCTGATCGGGCCCCAGGCATAGACATGGCACACAAACTCAAGATGAGGAACGCCGTCCCAGTGGAAGACGACGTATCTCAGGAAAAGGAGGACAAGAAACGTGACGCGCGGCGTAAACCCGGACGCGATCGAGACTATCGAGATCAGAGATACCAATGAACATGTTTCGACTACGGTGGATATCCGGACCGTGGGAAGGGCGCTCTGCAAAATTGTCAATAGTCTCGACCAGGATATATCGGTGACACTACAGGGCACCACCTTCGACGATCCAGAGTTCGAGGACCCGGTTAGTATTGGCACCAACGGCCTGAGTGTTGGTGCCGGTGAAACCGGGTACCTCACAACCAACGACCCGTTTTCGTATCTCCGTGTGAAGGTAAAGGCGGATACTGCACCGACCGACGGCGATGTAAAGTTGGTCTGGGAATTCAAACACGGGAGGGATTGAGGATCATGGGATACGGTG